CGGACTACAATAATAAACTTGCTAACTGTTAAATTCGCAATAATGGTTCTAAACTGGGCCTTCTCAACTCAGGAAGTGACAAGAGAAATAACACCAGGCTACCCCATTCACGAAGACTTTCCAAATTTTAATGATCTAAGCATCAGCCATGATGAAACAAACTTAAACATAAGGTTCCCAGACGACATGATCTCTTTGACTCGGTCATTCGCTGGAACTGAGATTGACCACTCCATCCGGGAGAGCACAGTCAGGGTAAGAGGAGAAGACATAACAAAGCTTCCTCACAACTTAGCCCTCTCAGTTCTCAACATGAACTACACAGAAGGGAGAGTTCAGCTGCCTTCAGGCCAAACTCCTGATTTCGTCAGAATCGACGATGGCATCATGATTGGTGAGCTGAAAACCAGCGCTAGCTCAAACGAACGGGCCCTCTCGATGGTCTTAGACCAAACTGAGCAGAAGTATGGCCCCCAATGTGATTACATTTTTGTCATTGGGGTCAACGCAAACCATGTTGAGTCCAGAGGCATTCTATTGAGTGAGCTCGCACAAGAAGCAATGATTAAAGCCAGGAGGATTGGTGACATGATCCTTGACCTCTTGCCCCCAAGCCTCATGTCTGACAGAAGTGGCAGGGACATTTCACAAGCGTTTGATCACATAAAATCAATTCGTTTCGACAACCATGGCCTTGAGAAGATCCCAGCACGCCTATGGGTCACGCCCCAATACATGGCCAATCAACAATGTCTTGAGCCAAGCGAGGTTCTTGGAAGTTTGGGCCCTAAGAAGCCTGTCAAGAGCATTGGCGAGTGGCTGAGAGGCCTTCCTGGGACGAAGACACATTTCACAGCTGCTGTTCATGTCCCCTGCTTCCTGACCCAAGAAGACTCAGAGGTTCCAGTTTCAGCACCTGAGAGAGAGAGTGGCAACATGCACGCCCTCTGGTCACGCGCAATCCATGAAAGAAAGCACAGGTCTTTCCCTGAGCCAACAGTCGACGAAATGAGGAGAGATCAGAGGCTGAGAGACATGAACGGCTGGGGGAAGGCTAGCATGAAGGACTTGAGGAGTGAGCCAGACAACCATGATTTTCTCTTATCGAGGCAATTCAGGATTGAGCTGGCTGTGAGAGGGCTAGGTGCGAAGGCCTTCTCAGATGAGGTGGAGGATCTCAGGAGGCCGAAGAGGCATGAAGACAAGACTGGCTTCAGCGCCACTTTGAACACAAGTGTGATTGATGAGTGG